ATCAGGCAATTCGCCGCACGGATTGTGTGGTGGGACTGGTTTGCCACCCGCACGGTTTCCGAGAGATGGCCCCACTTGGATACCTACCTCAAGTTTACGACCGAGGAATGCCCATACGCCCCTCTCGTTGAGGCGCTTGAGTCCCTGGGCTACCCCACCCGCACAGCACTCACCCGCGCAGATGACCCCCGAAGCAAATAAAACCATGAACCCTCCAAGAGATGACTCATATTGCCCCTGCTGTGGGCGCAGAAATTAAAACCCCATGAGCAACAACAACACAGGACAAGACCCCCTCTGGCTCCAGCGATGGAAGGAAGAGGGCATCAGATACCTCGGAAAGAAAGGAACTGGTCATATCGACCACCTCGACAGGTGGCAACAAGCCTTCATGATCGGCTTCCTTGAGGGGGTCAAATCTTGCGCAGAGGAGTTTGAGCTACCCCCAGGTACTCACTTCGCTGCCGTGGAACTTATCAATGAGGAGGAGGTTGAATGAACTCAAGAGCCAAAGGATGCAGGGGGGAACGGGAGTGGCGTGACCAACTACGGGAGGCCGGCTTCCTCAAGGCCCGTCGAGGTCAGCAGTTCTCTGGTGGCACCGACTCCCCGGATGTCGTCTGCCCAGAACTGCCAGATGTCCACTTTGAAGTGAAGCGAGTGGAGTCAGGCAACCCGTACAACTGGCATGATCAAGCCAAGTGTGACGCCGGCACCAAGTACCCCGTTGTCGCCCACAAGCGCAATGGTAGGAGGTGGCTTGTCATCCTTGAAGCTGGACATTTCCTAGACATCATCCGTCGGTCGGATCTGGTGGATCAAGCCGACTACAAGAAAGCTATCGAATCAATTTAATATGCTCACAGCACCACCATCAACCCCATTTAACTTTATCTCCCTTGGGGCGGGAGTTCAATCATCAACCCTAGCTCTAATGTGTGCAAAAGGTGAAGTCGGCCCAATGCCAGACGGAGCTATCTTTGCCGATACGCAGGCCGAGCCAGCAAGTGTCTACAAGTGGCTTGATTGGCTAGAGACGCAACTCCCCTTCCCTCTTTACAGGGTCACAAAAGGAAGCCTGACAGAGAACGCCCTGAAAATAAAAACATCAAAAAAGGGGGAAGATTACACAACAACAAATATCCCCTTGTTCACACTTACTGAAGACGGAGTAAGGGGGAAAATCCCGAATAGGTCATGCACCTATGATTTCAAGATCCAGCCGATTATGAAGAAGGTTCGGGAACTTGCAGGAATTAAGAGAGGGCAGAAGGAGGTTTCGATCACTCAATACATCGGAATCTCTTGGGACGAGTGGCACAGATGCAAGCCTAGCAGGGATGTATGGTCACAATCCCGTTGGCCTTTAATTGAGTTGCGAATGGAGCGCCGTCATTGCTTGGAGTGGATGGAGAAGAACAGATACCCGAAACCACCTAGAAGTTCCTGTGTTTATTGCCCTTTTCATTCTTCAACAGAATGGAGGAGGTTGCAAACAGAGGAACCAGAAGAGTTTCAGAAGGCAATTCAGTTTGAGAAAGACCTTCAAATCGTAAAGGCGAAAACCTCTGACAATTTCCATTCTATCCCATTCCTTCACCGATCCTGCGTCCCTCTGGATCAGATCGACTTCAGATCCGACTTTGAGATGGGACAACTGGACATATTTGCGGCTCACCACGGTTGCGAAGAGGGAATGTGCGGAGTTTAATATGCACTACTACGAGCATCACATTGGAGACTATCGGAGGGATACCTCTCACCTCTCCCTTCTGGAACATGGGGTATACCGGCAGATGATGGATTGGTATTACCTCTCCGAGTCTCCCCTCCCCAGCAATTACGAGATCCTTTATCGCAGGCTAGGTGCCAGGACTCCCGAAGAGGTGGACGCTATACGCTATGTTGTGACCGAGTTTTTCAAGGTTGACGGAGAAACCCTTGTCCACAAGAAATGCGAGGAGGTTCTGTCCGAGTACCGAGATAAGTCCGAAAAAGCCAAGGAAAACGGCAAAAGAGGGGGTCGTCCACGCAAAATCAACGACTTACAAAACCCAACCCTTTCTTCTGGGTTTCAAAATGAAAACCAAACGGAAACCAAAACGAAACCAAACCAAAACCTAACCATAAACCATAAACCAATAACCAATAACCATATCCCCCCTACCCCCCAACTGGGGGGGGAGGGGGAAGTGGCGGTGATTGGCAGGGATTGGGCCGCAGAGTTCAATGCGTTCTGGGCCGAATATCCAGAAACTCGCAAAAAGAACCGCTATCGCGTTGAAAGCGCATGGTCGGCGCAACGTCACCACTTGCCACCTAAAAACGAGCTACAGGCGGCATTACGAGCGTTTAAGGCATCACCAGAATGGAAGCGAGAGGGTGGAAAGTTCATCCCGGCACCAGAAACGTGGATCATGGAACGCCGATGGCAGGACGCACCGGCCTACTCTCCCAAGGCTAAACCGGCACCCAAGTCAGAGGTGGACGAAGCCGACGCATTCGCCTGGAGGGCGGAAGCCTACCCCGAATCGTTAGAGGTTCACCCAAGCGCCCAATCCTTCCCCTTCAAAATCTGGCCCGAATCCATCCGGGCAGAGTACCGCAACCGCAACAACCAACTCCAGGCAGCATGACCGACACACCACGAACTGATGCCATTGAGTTTCGGCATTGCCCCCCACAACCAAAGGAACTGCTGAAAAAGCATCAGGACGCTTATGCTTTATCCAGAGAACTAGAGCGAGAACTCGCCGAAGCACAGGCAGAGGTCGAGAGGCTTCGAGATGCTCTCAAATCATGCTTTTGGGCAACCAATACCTATGACGGAAACTACACAAGAGCTTGCGATAATGTTGCAATGATCGCCGTCAACGCACTGAAAACCCAAGACAAGGAACTAATATCCTTGACACCTGACAAAAACCATCAGTAAAATTACCGCAATTATGGGAGTTAGTAAACCACGCAATCAAGGTAAAGGAGATGGAAGACGCGACAACTTCAAAGCGTTCAGCGCCGGCATCAAAGCTATCCAGAAACCTTCAAACTGGACACCTCACGGCACCGTGTTCCTCCGCAAAAACAACCGAACCATTGTGAAGTATGGGTAAAAAGCCCTCCAAGGACATCATCCCGGTTGAACCTAAGGCGCCGGCAAAGATGGGAAGACCATCAAAATACTCTGATGAGATTGCCTACAAGATCTGTGAAAGGATCGCCGCTGGCGAATCGCTCCGACATATCGCCATGATTGAGGGAATGCCCTGCGTGGACACAATCAGGGAATGGGTAAGAGATAAGAAAGACTTTTCCGCACAATACGCGCGCGCGAAGGAGCTTTCCGCTGATTCCTTCCTAGAGCAAATCCAAGAGATTGCCCATGACGGGCGGAATGATTGGGAGGTCATAGAATCCGAGCGCACAGGACAGGATCGCATCGTCCTCAACGCTGAAGCAGTCCAACGCAGCCGACTCCGGGTGGACACCTTGAAATGGGTCATGTCCAAGCTGGCACCCAAGAAGTACGGGGAAAAGGTGGAGCATGAGGTGAGCGTGACCAACTACAAGGTGACTCTAGGTGGCGACTACTAAAGAAATCGAAATCGAGATCAAGCCCCGCAAGCAGTTTCGGCCCTTCTTTGAAACTGACAGGCGCTTCTCTGTGATCCTTGCCCATAGGCGAGCCGGCAAGACGGTTGCCTGTATCCAGAAGTGCTTCATCAAGTGCATGACTCACAAGCGCCCTGGGCCTCCCGTGCGGGTAGCCTTCATGTCTGGCACCTTTGGTCAAGTCAAGGACACGGCATGGGCCTATGCGAAGGACTACGCTAGGAAGGTGGGGGATTGCAGGGTCAATGAGTCGGAGTTGACCATAGAGTTCTCCAACAAGGCGGTGCTGAAGCTCCTCTCCTCGGAGAATGCGGAGCGCATCCGTGGGCAATACTTCGACCTGGTGGTGAGCGACGAGACGGCAGACTGCCCGCCCAATGTTTTCCATTCGATCATCAGGCCGGCACTTGCCGACATGAAGGGGGATTTCTGCGCGATTGGGACGCCAAAAGGCAGGAACCATTTCTGGAAGATGTGGAACGCTGCCCTCAATGATCCCGATTGGTTCACCCTGCGGGTCACGGCAGATGAAAGCGGCATCATTGATCCCTCTGAACTGGAGGGGATCAGGAGGCAGACGCCCGATGCCATCTTCAGACAGGAGTTCCTATGTGACTTCTCCGTGGGTCGGATCGGTGCCATCTATGCGAGGTTGCTTGAGGACGCCCGTAATCAGCGCCGAATCTCCAACGACACCCTCTGGCACAAAGAATGCCCGGTCTACACCTCTTGGGATGTGGGCATGGCACTCAATCAGCGGGTCTGGTGCTGGCAGATCATCGGGGACAGGATCGTGTTCCTTGAATCCCTCTTCGGAGACCATGAATGCGGGACGCCTGCGGAGTGGGCGGAACGCTTGAGGAGCCGGGGATACTCTTATGGCAGCCATTTCATTCCCCATGATGCGGCGACAGCCAATGGGGGCCTTTGGGAACAATCCCTGCGGACTGCCGGCCTCATGAACATTGTCCCTGTACCAAGGCAGAACTCGGTGTGGGATGGGGTGAATAGCGCCTTGGAAGCTATGCCAAGGGTGTCCTTCAACGAGGAGGGGTGTTCCCTTGGTCTCGATTCCCTCGACCAGTACCATGCCAGGGCAGAAACCGATGGGACAACAATCAGGGATGTGCCTGTCCATGACCATGCCTCCCATGCCGCCGATGCGTTCTCATTGGCATTTCAAGCGATCAAGGCCGGCCTAGTAGTGGATCGTTCGGCATTGCCGAGGGGAATCCGCAAGCATGGTCGCCCGGATGTCATCATGGGATTTAGGGGATGACTCCCGTTGAACAGGTAGCAGCCCTCTACGATGGGAGTCGGTCATTTCGCTCCGACTTGGAAGCGTATCTCCTGCGAGGTTATGTCATCTCCACCCCGACTTCCTTCTGCATGGCAAGGGCAGTCCAGAAGGGGGCCGATCACGCACTCATCAAAGACCCCTACCATAGCTTTGACAACCCCGATACTTGGTATGTCTTCGCCTATGCCGGCAAGCTTTCCGAGGCATGGAAAAACATCCCCTACCCCCTCCCCTGGGTGGGTCTGGACAGGAAGCACCACGGCATCAAGTTCTACCCATCAGATTTAATCGTTCAGAAATCCTCTAGGTTTTAGAAGATTTCCTCTTGCCAAGTTAGTAGGCGGATGTTAATTCCGCTAAATGCTTTCCAAGATTGAATCGTTTTTCGATGAGTTAGTTTCGGCCCT